AATACAAACACATATTTAGCGTCTTTAGGTACATTACTCAATCTGGTTTCCATTGTGAAATTGGTATAAACCCATTTGCCATAATATTTGACATAGAGTTTATAGTCCTTGATATCGGGAGTGAACATCAATCTGACTTCATCGTAGTTGTAGATATAGAATGATAATACAGTAGGATTATATGCATTGAAATAAGATATGCATGGATTATCTATTGTTCCTGCGCATGTTATATCGCCTGTCTGGTCAATAATCTGCACACCATACATATTTAGCAATAAGAACAGAGATACTATCGTTGCGCCTGTGCCGATATAAATCCGTTTATATTTGCCTGCCATATTAATCACCTTATCCCATGCTTATCTTCTTGCTCAATTCTTCCTGCAGTTGAGTTGCTATATCTTGCGCGTTAAATCCGTTTAGGTTATCTATATTTACGATTGTAGTACTTTGTGCTGGCGCGGTCATATTAGTATTCGGTACGAATTTCTCGTATAATCTCATATCACCTTTGAATCTATCTAAAGTTACATTACCTAACTGACCGAATTCTACCCCAGTATATGAACTGATTTTATTCAAACCCCTTAAAAGTGTATTTACATATCCAATAACTTTATTTATGCTGTCTGCGATTGTAGATACAATATCATTCCAGACAGAAACTACTGTATTCCTGATACCGATAAAGATATTGTCTATTGCTACTCCTATCTTACCCCAATTCTGATATAGATAGTATCCCGCAGCTACCAAAGCGCCGATAGCTATAGCAACAAGCGCAATAGGGGACATGATTACTCCTAAAACAATACCTAATATTGCTGCTGCTGCCGCCAATGCTAATACTCCTGTAGTCGCTAAAGCACCTACTTTAATTGCGTTCTTCATTTCAGGACTGAGGTTTACCCATGAATCTTTAAGCCATACAACTTTATCTATTAAAAATTGGATTGCCGGAATAAGTGTTTTTTCAATCAAAGGAATGACGTCATCGCGGATTACAGGTACTATCTTGTCGAATATCTTACCTAATGTTGGTATAAGTTTATCTTTGATGAATGGTAATAATGTGTCTCTGATTATTGGCATTAACTTCTCGCCTATTTCAACTGCAAGAAGAGTAAATTCATTTTTAACCATCTGAATCTGAGATTCTAAAGTAGCATATCTTTTATTCGCTTCATCTGATAATGCTGTATTATCATCCCATGCTTTGTTCTGGATATTAAGCGATTCGGTAAGTACATCGCCACCACTTGATAATCTTAAAACTGCATCTCTCAACCTTACTTCTTTAATGTCTAATGCCTCTAATGTTGATAATACGTCTCCGCCTTGACTTTCTATATTTCCAAGACCGATAAAGAATGCTTGTAATGCAGACGAGGCATCTTCTTTAAACAATTTACTAAACTCTTCGACACTCATACCTGCCGTACTAGCAAAACCTGCTAAATCTTCTGATCCTGTAGATACCATACTGCTTATATTTATCATTAATTTAGATATTGCAGTACCGCCCATCTCTGCTTGTATTCCCATAGAACTCAATGCAGCGCCCCAGCCCATGACTTCGCCTTCGGTCATACCTATTACATTACCAGCGCCTGCGATTCTCATACTCATATCGACTATTTCAGCTTCAGTTGTAGCTAGATTATTGCCTAAATCTACAACAGTAGAACCTAGTTTGCCTACGTCACTTATTGGCATACCCATAATATTAGCAAATCTGGCGAAGTCTGTAGCTGCCTGTTCTGCGGTCATATTTGTAGTTACGCCTATATCAGCTACTGTTTTAGTGAATTCTGTTATGTTGTCTACGCCTTTAACGCCTAATTGACCTGCTATCTCGGCAATTGATGCTAATTCTACATAAGACATCGGTAACTCTTTCGTCATGTCTTTTAAGTTCTGGTTCAATACATCGAACTCTTGTGCAGTTAAATCGACTGTCTTCTTAACGCCTGTAAACGCACTCTCGAAGTCTATTGCCGCCTTGACTGCTGTAGTACCTATGGCCGCCACACCGATACCTACTGCTGCGAATCCGGCTGCTATTGCAAGACCTGCTGGCTTTAAAGCCATCATCTTACTCTCGGCTAATGCGAATGTCTTACTGAACGAATCCGTAGCAGAGATAACAATAGATACACCTTCATTACCTGTTAATGCGCTCATTATTCCCATGTTATCGTCTCGATTTCGATTTCCGTTCTGCTTTCTTTGTCTCTCTGTTTTTCTTCTTTATCTCGCGGTTCTTTGCTGCTATTAACCCGTTAATTTCAGGATATGTCAGGTTCGGTATAGAAAAGAGATTATAGCCTATGGTATGCAGCCATAGGTCTAAATCTTCCTCTATAAGTTTTTTTTTAGTTCGTCTTCTTTTTCCTGGACTAATTCTTTGGCTTTCTCTTCTATTCTTTCAGGTGCAATATCCAGACTGGCAGCCATTATCTGTATCGCTATAGCATTTGCATATACTGGTTTCAAATCTATTATCTGTTCGTCTGTAAGTTTAGGTTCTATCAATCCGAATTTAAGTACATCGTTTTCAGATTTTAGTTTATCGTCTATTTTTTCGGATCTCGATAGTATTTGTATTTCTTGCAGTTTACCGCGCGTTAAAGGTATTATCTTTATTGTTGGTTTGTCGGGTAGTGTATTTAGTACTACTTCTCTAGGTATAAGACATCCGCCTTCGCCACGCTGGAATACTATATCAGATACATTTAATGTTGTCATATTAATTCACTCCTATTTAGTCATATCACCATGCTTGATATAAATGTGTTCTATCCCAACTTGACCCTGCTACTGTTTGCGGTCTGATTTCTATTGTGGTCTCGGTTGTTTCTGCATCTGCGGTACTTGGGTTATCCATGCTGGTAACTTGGCAGCCACTCATGATAAGTGTTGTATGTTTGCTACCGACTGTTGTTATGTCCGCGTTCATATCTAAAACACCGTTAAACTTACTACCGCCTTTATAGTATTGCTGGTATAGCCACATTGCATCCTGTCCGTCTAGGTCCATTGTTACGTTTAGTGTATAGTCTTTTTTAGAACTGAATGGAACGCCTATTGTTCTGCTGCCGTTTATGTAGTGTTTGCCTGTTTTATATTCGTTTACCTCTAGACTGATTTCGTTAGATGTATCCATCGGACTACCTGCAAGTGTCAATAGACAATCATCCCATAGATAAGGCGTAAGGGCTTGTGTACCGCTATAAACTAATGTTGTTGTTGTGCCTGAACTTGGATATACCTTTTCAGCTATATAATCTACGTCAATAGTGGCTTTTTCACCTTTACTTAATGTTAATGTGGTTACGTTTGTAGTTGCGCCTTTGACTGTTCGTATGAAGTTCCTGCCTGTACCTGGAGATTGTTTGGAATCTTCTAATGTGAAACTCATTGGTGCTGGATGTGTATTAGTTCCGCTTACAAACGGATTCTGCCATACATCGCTATTAACTTCACTTACTGCATGTGTGCATGTGGTTGCTGTTGCGCCTGAAACCTCTACTATAGACCCAATTGCAAAGAATAATAATCGCATATCGTGCGGATGGAATGATAAAGTGCCTGTAGCATCTTCTGGACCTTGTTCCATTGTACTGAATGTCCGTTTGCCAGTACCCATATATCGTTCATCTATATAATTCTCTGCATCATCAATTGAATGATCTACTACTTCACCTATCCAGAACGTACTGCCTGACATGCCACCTGTTGCAGCGTAAGTTCCGCTTTCGTGTATTCCTACTACTTTATTTGTGTCTCCGATATACCGCGCCATATTCAATCGCCTCCTTCTATCATTATTTCTAGTATTTTATCTACTCGTCCTTTTTCGTATTTTGGTACTACTGTTATTCCGTGTCTTTTCAGTATGTCTATCTGTTCTTTTTTAGTCATATCGTATAGTTCCTGTTCTGTATGTGTTTTTGTCGGTTCTTTGATTATTTCTTGTTCTTCTTGACATAATCGCCACGGTTCGTGTTCTTTTATCCATTTATTTAAACTTATTTTTGAATAATGTGTGCTTACATAGTCCCATTCGTCTTTGTCTGCCATTTACTCACCCCTATATATTGTAAAACTTGTATTCTACGTTTAATATCCTAGATTTTATTTGATTACTTCCATCTTCATCCACCTCAACCGCACTTAAAAGTTTAAAGTGATAAAGATAATTAGCTACGCTGCCTGTAGTAGCTGTGAATTGCAGGTCTCTAAGTACAATATAGCAATCGTTAGCCAGTTCGTCTTTTTCTTTCTGGTTTCTGGCCCATACTCTGACTTCAATAGATGCGATTACATCCATTGCGTTAGTCTGCATCCCGGCAGAAGTACCGCTATAGTTTGTAAGTTTAACTGTTATCAGAGGGTACTGGACTAGTTTCAGCGGATAGCTAGTCATAATAAAGCTAGACGGTGCTTTTCTAGTAGATGTTATCGGGTCAGTCACACCAGAAGCCAGACTATTCTTTACGTAAAACAAAATATCCCTGATGAATGTACCGCTTTCTACCATTTTTACCGCCTCGCTTGTCGGGTTTATACTCTAATTCTCGCTTGAATCAGAGTTTAATCGTACCTTTGATTATATCCTTTATCTTACTTTTGTTCCTGTCAAGGCTATTGTTGAAATGTCGCCTTGCTTTTATCCTGCTCGTACCGAATTCTAAATATTTGGAATAATTCAAATTGCTGAATATTGTTGCTGTATGTGGGGTATGGGTCATATCAACCGAGTTTACAAACCGACCTGTATCTACGCTAGTAGGTTCTGCTCTGCGCCCTGCAATTGAAGCCTTAACTTCATTTTGTAAGTGTAATCCTGCCTTTGCGATACCGTTAGATGCGCCTGTATTGACTTTTAAAATGCTGCTTAGTAAGTATGTCTGTACGCTTCTTATGCCTAGTATCTGTACGAAAGTCTTCATATTAGCTTTCACCTATTAACGACCCTGTAGGTAATATTCTGATATATGCCTTTTTGTATATCTGTGTATTTGATACCTCGTAAGGTGTGCCACCCAACGGCACAAGAGTATAGCTGTCTGTACCCATTACAATTTTAACGCTCAGATTACTGCCTACTCCTGTGAAGTCGAGTGAACCATTAACGTATAATCTCTGGTCTTGCGCGCGTAGTTTACCCTGTTCTATTAACATTACATCTTCTGAATTGAACTTATTACGGACATTCAACGGCTGCACTATGCCTGAAGTTGTTATCTGTGAACCTGCTATTTCTGTTAATGTAGTATCGTCATCCCAGACACTGCCACATGTTTGCGAAAAGTATTTAATCGTTATAGGTTTGCCTGCCTTTGCCATTATCGCCCCGAAACCTGCACTAAACGAATCTTTTAGGCTCATCAACTCAAACTCCTAACAAACGTGAATTTCTTACCGATACTTCTTAGGTTCATCTCGCCTTGTAATCTGAACTGTTTGGCGTTCATTGTATCGCCACTATCGTCTATACTTAAATCGCCTAATCGTAACTTCTCGCCGCCTGATTGCGCTAGTTTTAAATCAATAGCATCTGCCGATGCGAATGATATTATAGCGGGCTGGTATTTGGCATCTATTGAATTAGATCCAATAGTAACGCCTGCATAATTAGCAACGTATTGACGTGATATATCTACTGTCTGGACCATTGTACCTGAAACTGCTGCGGGTAGTGATAAGGTATTATCTAGGTGAATTGCTATTGAGCCGATTGTACTTAAACTCATATATTTCCTCTCCATCTGTTTCTTAATATTTGCTGGTATTCTAATGTTTCTACATAGTCACTCATTCTGCCCAGGCATTTATGCGCTTCTATCTGGCCTATATTCGACATGATATTGTTAACGTCTGAAGTAGTTAGATATTTATCCATTTATACACCTTAGTCGTTATATGTGCATCCTGTATTATCGCATACCCCGCCACCTGTCTTGTCGGATGGTTTAGTGTTCTGTTCTTGTTCTTGTTCTGGTTCTTCGTTTAATGCGCCTAGTAGGAATTGGTCTATTGTAACGCCTTTACTTGCTGCGTAGTCTTTCAATGGTACGAATATACCGTCTGTGCATCGTGTGTATGTATCTCTAGGTTCGTCATTAGTATAATAGCAGCTTGAACTAGTTGTGCTTAAAGCGTCTGGATGGGTAGGTGTACCTGTGCATATAGCCAGTTTCTCGGTTGATGTGCATACAAACCCGTTATCTATCTGGTCTTGGGTCAGGTATGTTGCGCCCCCGAACCCTGCCAATATAAGTACAAATCCTATTATTCCTGCCTTGAGCTTGTCTATCAATTCCGCCATTTTATATCACCTATTCAATATATTTCAATAATTTCGTGTAGTTGTTGAGCGCATTACCGCATTTACCGTTCCCACAGTCAGCTACTATCAATTCTGCGCCATGTTTGATTATCTCGTCATTTATATTATTCGTCAATATCTGGTATATCTGTCCGCACGCCAGATTGCAGTCTGGTTCATCAGTACCGCATTTCGGGCAATATTCGCCGAACCGTTTTATACTGTCGATATATTCTATCCGTGTCACCTCATGTCATACTGATATTACCTGAAATTATACTGATTCTGTCGCCAGTTTCATCTAAAATCAAATCATTGAAAATTGTATTTGTATTTGTCCATTTTATCATATCCTGATTATGTGAGTCTGTGGTTGTGATTCCTTGACCATTATATTATATTATATTTAATTTCCCCGAAAATATATTCACTTTCTGACCTGTTCCTAACATTTCAAAACTTCCTGCTGTGACATTTGTATTATTTAATATCAATAATCCACCAGTTCCTATAGTTAGTTTACCGGTTCCAATATTAATATTAGAAGTGTCTTTAGAACATGTATCGTTTATATTCCAATTATTATCAATAATTGGCGGAGTGCATGTATCACTACTCGCCAATGTTGTAATATAACTATAAGTGTCCGATATTCCAATGTTGCCGATAGTATCATTAGCATAGATTTTCCAACGAATCGTTGAATTTATTGTACTATTTGTATATTTTATCACGTTAATAGTTTGTGATAACGACCCAGTAAAACCAATCCATGTATCATTTACAAAAGTACCGCTTCCATTATCAAAACTGAATATATATCCCCCATTTGTCGAAATATTAATATTATCCGATACTAAAATACTATGTAAAACATACGATTCAGAATATGTCGTGTTTGTGATATTTAAAGAAAAAGTTGGACTTGTTGTATCAATTTTAAAAACAACATTATCATAACCTACATTAGCGTTTGTATCATTAGCCGAAATATTTAATGAATATATTCCATCCGAAATAGGCGATGTATTTGTGAAATTAAATGGACTTGTTGAATCAAGTGCA